CTATACCCTTGCATTCTTGTGCTAATTAAAAGTTTAAGGTCATTAATAGTTCCACTATTAACAAAAATTTGGTCAACTTTTTCTCCGTCCATAGCAGACTCGGATACATGAGCATTTACTGCGTTAATACCAATACGTTTAATACGCCATATTTGAGCGCCCTCATTTAAACGAATAGCCTCAGCTTCGTTTGGAAATCTAACATCAGTAATAACATAATTATCAGAAGCGTCTACATCTTTAAGCGCTTGTTGTACCCAAAACATATCGCCAAAAAGCTTTCTAGCGCCAAGACCTAAGTCTTGAAGAAGGCGCCTAGCCTCAGGGTAATCTACTTTTACTTTATCCCACCCGTACACATCAACCAGCCCTTGAACGCGGTAACCTTCTTTTAACATTGGGTTAGTCTCATATAACAAGGTACGTATGGGGTCGGCAAAAGCAATCCGTTGGTAACCGTACTTTTCTACAAGTATGTTTGCAACGGTATCTTTACCTGACTGGGCGTAGCCAGTTAAGCCAATAATCAAAACTCAACCCCAACCCAGAAAAACACAAGGTCTATATCCATGTGGTATTTGTCAATATTAAACCCAATACCAAAACGCTTAAATGAATACCCGAAGCTAATCCAAAACTTTCCAACGCTAATTTCTTTATGCATATCCCAAAGCCTTCTCTCCATGTAGTGAGTGACGAGCAGTTTCTATTCCTAAAAATATCTCATCCTTACTCATACCGCCAATGTCTTTGACATCTACGTGGTCATAGTTAAAAAATCTAGCTTCAAAGCCAAGGCGCAAACTCCAGCCTAAGAGAGCCTTAGACGACTCCCTACCAGCCTTGTCGTTGTCCATAGCGAATATGACGCTCTCAGCCCCTCTAAGCAGGTTTACCTGACTCTTGGACACTGCTGAACCGTAGGTAGAAACGCCTCCTAGAAGCCCTACAGAGCCCATACGAGCCACGTCCAGCGGAGATTCGACCACTACCATAGGGCCAGAGGTGTACTGGCCGTATCCAAACAAAGCCATGCTCTTATTGACACCCGTAGGGTAATTGCGGAAATAGCGGTTATCGCCCTTTTCCTGCCATCCCCAAAGCTTGTTGTTCATAGGATTTCGTATAGGAGTCACCCAACAGTTTTTGTTGGGGTCCCAAAGAATCCCATAGTAACGCGCCGCGTTACTAGTTATGCCACGAGAACGCAAAGCATCTTCTGGCGGCTCAACAAATGCTGCAAGGTTTGCCTCAGATATGTCGTGGACCTCTTTAAACACTGGCTCTTTCTTAATAGCCCTATCTAACGCCTTGCCCAAATCAACGCCAGTATCAATCCAAGCTTTGGCTGATTCATAATCAATTCCTTGAACGTATTCAATTAAGGAAGTAACACTCCCTTTAAACCCACAAGAAAAACAAATGTGAGCGCCAGTATCGGAGTTAATCCACCAAGATGGGTTGTGGTCTTCGTTACCTGTGCGTTTTAAATGCGCGGGGCAGTGCCCGTTAATCTCAGAGCCACGAATGTTGTAGTACTCAATGCCTAAACGGTCAAGCAAGTCTTCCATATCTTCAACGGTCATAGTCCACCTTCTTGTGTTTAACCTTGCGTGTGTAAGCCTTTTTGCTTTTCATAGGTTGAGCAGCATTTGAACGGCGAAGTTCAAGTACACGTTTAATGCGAGCTAAGTTTGGAAGTTTCATAGGTCGGTAGCATCCATTTCACGGAATCGTCCCTCCGACCACTGCCACTCAAGAGTTACTTCGGCAGGTCCAGAGTTACGGCTTGCTACAACCTTTAGAAGTCGGGTGTCCTCAACGGCCTCGTCTTCACGCTGTAAGCCCAAGATAATGTCAGCGTCTTGGAAAAACGAAGATGAGTAACCAATTGAATCTGCGGTCACATTACCCTTCTTCATCTTCCAAGTAAGAACCTGAGTAGAGATAACAATAGGCTTGTTAAACCGCTGAGCCAACTTCTTTAGCCCACGAGTGATGTTAGTCAAAGCCTGTGGAGTATTAGCCTCACCAGACTGCTCGTCAATCATAAGGTAAACACCGTCAATAAAAACAATGTCTGGTTGCAGTGTTTGAATCTTTGCCGCAATACCTGAAACGGTTGAACCAGCAGCAGAGTCTACTAACCAAAACTTATGGTCAACGTTTTCAAGGTTTTCCAAAATCTTTTTGTATCTAGCTTCTTCTTCAGATGTAAGAGTTCCAGTCATCAAACGCTGATGAGAAATGAGAGCACGCATTGAGTCATAGCGAGTCTCTTGCTCCATGTTGCTCATCTCAAACGATTGGAACATAGGAACTTTTTTCTGCTCTCGGTGGATGTTCAAAGCAATCTGCAAAGCAAGAGTTGACTTACCAGTCTTTGGTGGAGCAATTACAACAATCAACTGACCGTTCTGTAATCCACTAGTTGCTTTATCAATAGTAGGAAACCCAGTTGGGTATCCGCGTAAACCGTTAGGCAAGTTCTTTCGCTCTTGATAATCTTCCCAACGACGCATAGGTTCGTTAGTTAAATCAAGGTCACTAGTTCCACTTAAACCGTCATCATCAATTTTGATAAGACCACGCTGTAAACGTAGTAACGCCTCTTCATGGTCAGAGCGCTTATCAATAGACTCAATAGCGTCACGAAGCATATTTACAGTTGCAAACTTACGTCGTGCTTCAACAACTGCGTCTAGTAAATAATCAAGGCTGTCCTCTGTTTGAACAAATTCATACGTTGGGTAGTTGTCCTTAAGAATCTCAAGGCTTGGGCACTCACCGTACTTAGAGAAGTGGTCGCGTACTTTGGTCCAGACGCGCTTGTCGTCTTCGTCTGCAAACCAATTAGCGTTTACATTACGCATAAACAAAGGAGTTAAGTTCTTTTCAAGAACCGCTTTACTAAGAAGCTTCTTTTCATTGTTCATTGAAGTAAGTCCATTCCCCAGCTTCCGTAGCGCAACAATCTATCAGGCCTATCCATAACACCAACAACATCTGGTCTGTATGGTAACTCTGCTATTAAGTGGTCGATAGAAGAGTAGACCGTAGCATAGCGAAAGGGGTTAGTGCCAATTTTTTCAAGGTGCTCAATTAAGTCGTTTAGTTCATCCTCGGTCATATCAAAGGAAACAAGCTCGTATGTGTATTCGCTTCTTGTAGCCCACAAATAAATACGGCTTAATATTTGAGAATTAAAAGTATACTTTTTTTCAATCTTAGGGATTATTTTAAAAACTTTTTTGACAGAAGTTTCCCAATTAAGTATGCCGTCTGTTGTAACAAGCACCCGCCTAGTAAATGCGTTGCTTATATCCCCCTTGTACATGTTTAATAAACCTCTATTTTTCCAAATCTAATAATGAACTCTCTAAAAGCATCTGTAGATTCTTGAGCCTTGTCGGCTTCTTCTTTAGTTGCCTTCTTAGAAATTTCTAACGGATACGCACCGCCATTAGTATTAATTCGGGCGTTTACAAATCGAGAGTGCTTGCAACTACTTCGTCCATTAAACCCTGGGCACGAGCAGATTAAGTCTCCGTCTAAAGTACTGCTTACTTCATAGATTGCAGGGCTCGGACTCATAGACTGGCTCAAGAAAACTTGTATAAGTTTTGTTTCTTGGGCTTGCATGTTCTTCTTCCTCATTTCCGTAAATCCCCTTTTGGAGATTTTAGTGCAATAGGCACAAAAGCTTCTCGGGCAAAGCTCTCTGTAGCAGGACCATAAACGGCTCCCCAAGCCTCTAAAGGTATGTTTGAGGTAACAATAGTCGGTAGGCCGTTATTAAACCGAGTTCTAAGGACGTGGTGAAGCATTGTTTTTTGCCAACCAGACCCAGACATATGTTCCTTGCCTACGTCGTCAATAACCAGCACTCGGATGTTGTAGGCATCGTCTACGGACTCCCCAAGGATTCCAGCAAATAAAGACTGCTCTTCATCTGTAGGGTCTTCCATAAGTGCGCCTCTCAAATCAAGCAAGGCGCTAAAAGTTAAAAAGTAACAAGGACGAACAAGGGTCTTATTTGCCTCAGGGGAGAAAGCCTCGTAAGGAAACCGTCGAAGAATGTCCTGCAAAATTACCAAAGCCAAAGTTGTCTTGCCGTGCCCCGGCTCTCCGTAAAGCATGAGGCCCTGACCACAACTTGTCTGACCTTTAGATTTAATTACTTTGCCGGCCTCAACTGTAGCGACCCACTCTTTAATTATCTCAACATCAGATGAGA